GGCTGCAGCCGACGAAATGATTAAATCTGGTAAGCCAGAATACATGACGCAAGGCATGGCTATTCGCCAAAAGTTGGCAGACCAAGAAGCGTTTGCCGCGTACCAAAAAGAGTTTGCACCCGCTGCACCAAGTGCTGCGCCTACTGGTGTGCCCGCTGCTGCGCCCGAACCAGGTTCATTTGCCGCTGACGTAGCCCAGCGCCGTGCTGCGTTGCCGGTTAACGCATTGGCCCCCGCACCTGCTGCGCCCGTCAACGCAATGGCTGGCAAGCCCGATGTTGCTTCGTTGGAAGCGCGTTACCGCCGCGTTGCCAACATTGACACCCCCGGCGCGAAAGCCGAGGCCGCGTTGTTGCTCAAACAAATTGACGCGGCAGCTAAAGAATCTAGACTGTATACAGTGCCAGGTGTGGGGCTTGTTGACCCAACTGGCCGCGTCATAACGCCCTCAGTAGAAAAAGCCGCCGCGCCTCCCGCAATGGTCGCAGAATACACGTTCGCAAAAACGCCCGAGGGTGGCAATTTCCAAGGTAGTTTTCAGCAATTTGTGACTGCGCGGGCGGCAGCAAGTCGAGCACCAGCACAACCTGCGCAGCCTTCTGCGCCGGTTGCAGTGATTGATCCAGCAACCGGAAAGCAAGTGTTTGTTAGCCGCGAGGAAGCGCTGCGCAATCGAATGACGCCTGCCGCCGCAATGGAAAGTTTGCCGCCCAAAGAGATTCAAAAACGTGAGGCAGCTTTCCCGCAAGCCACATCTGCAATCAAAGGTTTTGAAAGCAAGTCCGACAGTTTTGTCAAAGACCTTGAGAAACTGCGCGATCACCCTGGCCTGTCGCAGATCACCGGTTTAATTGCTGGCCGGGTGCCCGCAGTTACATCTGAAGGCCGTGCGGCGCAGGCGCTGTATGACAAAGTTGTCGCCAAAGGTGGTTTCCAAGCCCTGCAAGATATGCGCGACGCTTCCAAAACTGGCGGCGCGTTGGGCAACGTGTCAAACCAAGAAGGTAAACAGCTTACCGCCTCGTTTGCCGCCATCCAACGAACACAAGACGCCAAGGACGTGCGGGCTGCAATCGACACAGCAATTGCCGATATTGCTGGCGCTAAGACGCGGATGCGGGAAGCGTATGAGTCGACTTACTCGTACAAGGCTGGCAACGCGCCAGCACCGGGCGGCGTAATTGATTTTGGGAGCCTGAAATAATGGACGTCCGTTTACCCGATGGCACAATTATTAAGGGTGTGCCCGATGGTATGAGCATGGCTGATTTGACGGCCAAGCTGCAAGCCAATGGGTACGACATAAGCAAACTTGCGCCTGTGTTGCCTACGCAACCCGCTACGCAAGTGCCTACGGCTCCAGCGCCAGCGCAGCCTTCAAAAGGACAAAGCGCGTACCAAAAAATTCGGCCATTTGCTGCTCCGCTTGTGGAAGCGGGCGGGGCAATAATGGGTGGTCTTCTTGGCACGTCAATGGGGCCGGTGGGCACCGTAAGCGGTGCCGGTCTTGGTTACGGGATAGCCAAAGAAGGCATGGAGTTAGCCGACGTATACTTAGGCGGCAAAGCGCCTCGTCAAGGCGCAGCACAAGCCGTTGAGCCGGTACGCAACATCGTTGAAGGCGCAACGCTGGAGATGGGCGGGCAAGCGTTAACCAAAGGTTTAGGTTATGTCGGCGGTAAGGTCATGGACCTGCGCCAGATACCTAAACAAAAAGCGGCTGCTATCGCCCAAAAAGCATTGGGTGACGACTTACCAACCGTGATAAACGCGTTGCGTAACACATCGCCAAACGCCAGCATTGCGGAAGTAACCGCCAAAATTGAAAACCCAACTTGGCAGGCGCTGATTAAAAACGCGCTAGAGAAAGACCCTCAGTTTGTGCGTAAGGCGCAACTGCTGGGCGAAACTGAATCGCGTAACGCGTTGGCTCAGTTGGCCGGTGGTAGCACAGCAACGCAAGTTCGTGCCACAGCAGACTTGGCTAAGTCAAACCTTAACACCGTCACTACACCGATGCGCGAGGCATCTCTTAACCGCGCCAACTTAGGCCAGTACGTGGCCGACGATGCCGCGCTGCGCCGAGCGAATGATCTTGCCGTGCTTACTGGTTCTGGGTCAAAAATTGACCCCGCGCAGTTTGTTGCTCAAGCAACGGGCGCGGAAAAAGCGTTGCGTTCTGTTGGCATCAAACCATTGGAAGGCGCGCCGCTTGCCGATAAAATTGCCAGCATTTCTAAAAATCCTTCGTTTGCCGAAAACGATTTGATTCAAGGATCGGTTCAACAAGTGTCAGACGGCATTCGACGCTGGACTGGCAGCGGCGGCGTGATCGACGCTAACGCGCTTGAGGCAATCCGCAAGAACGCTGTCAATGCTGCGATTGCCAAGCTACGGCCCGGTGCAGACGCTACAGCCCAGCGCAACCTTGCGGCTGGCGTTATGTCCAAAATTAAGCCAATTATTGACGACGCTATCGAAGGCGCGGGCGGCGCAGGGTGGCGCGATTATCTGACCACTCACGCGCAAGGTATGCGTGCTATTGCCGAGCGTAAGCTCACAGGCGAAGCCGCCAAGTTGTGGAAAACCGACAAAGACGCGTTTGTGCGTTTGGTGCAAGGTGAGTCACCGGAGGCTGTTGAAAAAATTCTTGGCCCCGGCAGCTACGACATCGCCAAAGAATTGAGCGACAGCACAATGTCTGTATTGCAAAAGCAGGCGCAAAAACGCTTGACTGAGCTGTCAATCAAACAACAAGTTACCGAAGGTGGCGCGGCGCTGTCGCAGTTGCTTAAACAAGAAACTTCACGGTTCCGGCTCCCTTCATTTTTGAACTTTTGGGCCACCGCAGGTAACAAAACACTGAGCGAGTTGGAGCAACGCATAGGCGCTAAGACAATGGCGCAGTTAACGCAAGCGATGAAAACACCGCAAGGCGCGGTTAACTTGCTGGAAACTTTGCCTGCTGCGGAAAGAAACCAAGTCTTGCAAATATTGAATGACCCTTCAACGCTGAAAAAAGGCTCAAAGCTGTTTGCTGCGCCGGGGAAAGTTATACCAGGGCAAAATGCCGAAGACGCGGTACGGGCCATTCGCACCGGCACGGCGGTAAATATGCTTGCCCCCCAATCGGAAAACCAAAACGCAATGAGGCCATGATGGATATTCAACAACTTTTCAATATCGCGCTGGCCTTGGCCGCTTTTTTGGGTGGTTGGGTGTTAAATAACATCAGCAAAGCCATTGAGCGCTTAGACTCCGACGTGAGGGCGATGCCTTCCACCTACGTTTCTAAGGATGACTACCGCCGGGACATCCACGAAGTCAAGGAAATGTTGGCGAAGATATTTGATAAGTTAGATGCTAAGGCTGATAAATAATGTCCGACATTCTTTCCGGTGGTTTGTTAGGTTCTATCTTTGGGGGCTTGTTCCGACTGGCCCCTGAAGTCTTGAAGTGGCTGGACAGAAAGAACGAGCGCCAGCATGAGCTAAACATGTTCTCCCGCCAGTGCGAACTGGAAACCCTGCGAGGGCAGCAAAAGCTGGCCGAGATCGGCGCTAACCGCGAAGCAGCGGTTGACGTTGGCGTGATGGACGCCTTCAACAGCGCCATTCAGCAGCAAGCCGAAATGGTCAAGTCTGCGGGCAGTTGGGTCGCCAGCTTGTCGGCGTCTGTGCGGCCTGTAATCACTTATTGGGTGTTGTTCATCTGGTCCTTCATCCATGTGTGGTTTGCATACAACGCTTGGCTTGCCGGTGCGCCTCCCGCTGAAGTCTTTAAAACCATGATGACGGCAGATTTTTCCGCATTGCTGGCTGGCACAATCAACTACTGGTTCTTAGACAGAACTTTAGCCAAGCGCGGGTTATGAACTTAGAGCTTGCCGCCGAACTGTGCCGCAGGTTCGAGGGCTATCGGGCCAAACCCTACCTTTGTCCCGCTGGCGTGGCTACGATTGGCTACGGCTCAACCTACTACGCTGACAAGCGCAAAGTGACGTTAGAAGACCCACCGATGGACGAACCTACGGCGCGGGCGCTCTTGATGGTGGAGTTAGAACATACATACTTACCTGGCGTCTTACGCAACTGCCCGATCCTTGCAACCGACGAGCGCAGGTGCAACGCCATCGTGGACTTTGCCTACAACTTAGGCGTTGGCAGACTTCAGACCAGCACACTCAAGCGCAAGATCAACGCCCAAGATTGGGCAGGCGCTCAAGAACAAATCATGCTGTGGACCAGAGGCGGCGGCAAAGTATTGCCGGGGCTGGTAAAAAGACGGTTAGCAGAAAAGTTCTTGTTGTCATAACCTATTCACAATTAACGCTTTCAATACGTTCATGATTAAACGTGTTGATATTCGCAAAGAATCCGTACAGGAAAGACTGGCGGCGCTTCAAACCATTTGTTTACCTTATGACAAACCTGTTGACACAAATTTTGGTTGCTGGTGGATTGCGTCTAAAAATGGTGTCGATATTGGTTTTGCTGGCCTTACGCGTACCGTTAGCTGGATCGATTGCGGTTACCTGTGTCGTGCTGGTGTCGTGCCAGATGCTCGTGGACAAGGGATACAGAAACAATTTATTCGCGCGCGAATCAGACAAGCAAAAACTCTTGGATGGAAATGGTTAGTAACGGATACACGCTTTAATCCCGCCTCCGCGAACAGTCTTATTGCTTGCGGCTTCAAAATGTTTCAACCAACAAAGCCGTGGGGGTGTAAAGACACTCTTTATTGGCGAAGGAAATTGTGATGCCCGCAAGCCAATACACAGACAATGAAATCATCCGCGCCATTGAGAACAGCGCATCAATGTTTGAGGCAAGCAAAATGCTCAACATGAATCAGTCTGCGTTATATAAAAGACGCAGACGAATTGAGGGCAGAACAAAAGACGCAATTGTTGCCCCACAAGAGGCAAGAGCAAAACCTGAGTTGCAAGTCTCAACGACTCACCCCAAGATCAAAAACCTCGGTATCCTAAATGGTATTGTGATTGTGTTCTCAGACGCCCACTTCTGGCCTGGAATACACAGCACGGCTTTCAAAGGGCTGTTGTGGGCGATCAAGGAACTCAAGCCCGTGGCAGTAATAGCAAACGGTGATATTTTTGATGGCGCCTCAAATAGCAAACATTCTAGGATCGGGTGGCAAAAATCGCCTACAGTGATTGAAGAACTGAAAGCCTGCACTTTAGCTATGGGCTTGATTGAGGAAGCGGCCAAAGAAGCCCGTTACAACGTCAAGCTCATGTGGCCCCTTGGTAACCACGATGCACGGTTTGAGACATTCCTGGCGGCCAATGCTCCGCAATACGAACAGGTCAAGGGCTTTAGCTTGCGTGACCACTTCCCTGATTGGGAGGCTTGCTGGGCGTTGTGGCTTAACGATCAAACTATTGTTAAGCACCGCTTCAAAGGTGGTATCCATGCCACCCACAACAATACCATGTGGTCAGGCAAGAACATCATTACTGGTCATTTACATAGTCTGAAGGTCACGCCTTTTTCGGATTACAACGGCGTAAGATACGGAATCGACACGGGTACTTTGGCAGAGCCTTATGGTCCTCAGTTTGAGGATTACACCGAACACGGGCCATTGAACTGGCGCAGCGGCTTTGCTGTACTGACGTTTGTTGATGGCAAGCTGTTGCTGCCTGAGTTAGTCACAACACACAGCCCCGACTCCATTGAGTTCCGAGGCCGTGTGATTGATGTCAAATAAACGACAGTGTTGTTTATTCAGCAGCCTGGCCAGACAAAGTCTCGTCAAGATCGTCTTCCAATTCGTCTTCAGCATCTTCATCAATAGAACTGAATTCGTAAGCGCCGATCCAGCCTTCGCCTTCTTGGAACTCAATGAAGTCTTTCAACGTCTCGATGATGTCGAAATCGTTAGTCTCAATCGTGACCTTGCCATTGCCCAACCAACCGATAGCCATTTCAAATTTAAACATAGTGATCTCCTAACGCAGCGGATTGCTGCGAAACCATCGTAGGAGATTCTAATGACGGATAAATGTCATTAACCAAAACGCGCTCGTTTGTAGTAAATCTGTGTTCGTTACCGCACTCATAGCGCCGAACGACCACGCCGTCCGTTTTGCGTGTGCGGGTTTCTAATACGCTTGTCCAAGCGCCGCAGATGGGGCACTTCATGACTCGGCCTTTGTCATGTAATCCAGTTTGCCCTTGACCAACCTTTGCGCCTCCATGCCAGCCTCATAGCCAGCAGTGTAAGCAGCATCTTGGGACTCAATCAACTGGCGTATTAAAGCCAATGATTCTTCGCATACCCGCACCAGGTTCTCTAGCGCGGCTTTTTCGTTTACTTTCATTTCTTATCCCCCAAAAACAGGCATATACAGGTGTACCCACTGCTGTCATAACCGCAGCCGTAGCAATAAGGGCAGTGCTCGTCTGTGACGGCTGGCTCCACACGGGCAAACAGGCTTTTGATGTATTCGATGATGGCGTTCATGTGCTCTCTCCTTTGGGTATGTTCGTACCCTTATTGGGTATTTCGTTATCCATGCAAATCTCTCGTGCCGTGTCTTTATTGCATGGATTTTTAGACATTGGTTGAGCTTCGTCCTCGTAAGGGCGCTTCCAGATAGGCTGTCAAACGCTTGATTTGTGCTTCCCTGTAGTCACACATGGAATCGGCGTATTCGCGGGCTGTGTAGGCTTCCAGCAGCCTGCGTTTGGCCTCATCCAGTTCGCGCCGCGCAATTATTTCAGCGCAAGGGGGGATAAACAGTTCTCGTAGGTATTTCATTTCGTTGCTTCCTTCAGGAGTTCTACGCGCTCTCGGGCCACACGTAGAGTGTTATAGCGCTGGTGCAAACGCTCCAGCACGGTTATGCGCTTGGCCGTAGCGCGTTCGTTTTCCAGTAACGCCAAGACTTCTGCCTCAGTCTTAAGCGCCAGGTCACTGTTCAGTTTTCGCCATGTAAGCATTGATCTTTTCCTCTAGTTGTTTTATCTGATCTTCGGTCTGTTTGTGGCTGCGGATCGCCGCGTTCATCTGCCGTTCTTTATGCTTGACCTCAGACTTTGCAGCCTTCAGTTTGGCTTTCCATTGGTCTATTCGTTTCATTTCAACGCCTCCAGCGCGATGTCGGACACGCTGCGCTTGTCGTGCAGCGCGGCCCAGATTTTCTCGTCTACAGTTTTCTCAGTCAGCATGATGTAGACCCACACATCGCGGCGCTGCCCGCTGCGGTGCAACCGTCCCACGGTTTGCTCGAACAACTCAAGACTCCATGGCAGGGACAGAAAAACCATGTGTTGTCCGCCGTGCTGTAAGTTAAGGCCATGCCCTGCGGATTTCGGATGCACGGCCAAGATTCGTACGGCACCCGCATTCCATCGAGCGATTGCGTCATCGTGGTCAAGCGTTGTGACACTGAATCGTCGCTTGAGTTCGGCGAGTTCTTCTTGGTATTGATACACAATGATGGTGTTGGCATGTTGGTTTTCCTCCAAAAGTTCTTCAAGCCTGTCAAATTTATGGGACGACAGCCACCGTGGCTCTGGTGTATATACAAACCCGCCCGCCATCTGCTGCAACTTCTGCGTCACGACAGCGGCGTTGACCGCCACGATGTCATTCAGCACAAAGTCTTTCTTCATGGTGTTGTAGTCCTTCATGTCCATCTTGCAGGCCACCTCTACGGTGTGGCATGGCGGCAGCTTGTCCTTGTACTCACCAGGCTCCAGCACAAACGTGGCAGGCTTGATTTTGGCCATAACCTTTTCCAGCGACCCGACGCGCGGCTCCCAATCGCCAAAGTCTTTGTTAACCAGAATGAAATACTGCTGCATGAACGCGCCCTTGGCGCGGCCTAGCAGCGACTGGTCCACGATCTTGCACTGACCGAACACGTCTTCCAAGCCGTTGCTGGTGAACGATCCGGTCAAGCCCCAACGGATGTTCATGTCACCTATAACTTTATTAAGCGCCTTAAACCTAGCGCCAGACGGGTTCTTGAGCTTGGTCAGCTCGTCAAACACAATGGCATCAATGTGGCCCAAGTCCTGCTCGGCCAGCCACTGGATGTTGTCGTAGTTGCTGACGATGACTTGAGCGCCACTGTAAAGTGCTGCTTTACGCTGCGCTGGCGTGCCCACCGCAATGGCCACCGACATCATTGGTGCCCACTTGGGTTGCTCGACTGGCCACACGTCGGTGCAGACGCGTTTGGGGGCCAGCACAAGGAAGCGCTTGACGTGGCGGTCGCGCAGCATCTCCCACATAGCCGTCAACGTGATGGCTGTCTTGCCAGCACCAACCGGGGCCAAGATCATGGCGCGGTCGTGCTGGTACAAGAAGTCAGCCGCTGTCTCTTGATAATCACGCAGTTTCACGCAGCCACCCATCTATTTGTTCTTTGTTCCACAGACACACATACTTCTGATTCATCAGCGCCATGTCACTGGCGAAGACCTGCTGCAAAGGCGACAGCCTGCCGCCCTCGGTCTTAACCTCTACGAACCATGTCTGCCCGTTGGGTAGGCATACGATCCGATCCGCAACCCCACGGTGCGCGGGGCTGGTGAACTTGTACGCCCGCCCGCCAGCTTCTTTGACGCGCTTAACGAGGTAGGCTTCAACTTGCTTCTCAAGCATTTATTGCTTTCAAAATGTGTAGCCCCAGCTCTGCGTCTACGCAGTTGCGTAGCGCTTGCCGTTTGTTTGGAATTTTGCTGGCCGCAACAACTTCGTACCCGTCAAAATCTGAAATCTTGTTTTTGTGTCGAATGTCAGACTTGTCAAATTTGCGGGGGGGAACGTCAAAGTTCGACCAAAAAAGATGGCGTTGCATTTCAAACGCGGGTTTGACCAGCGGCTCGTAATACGGCTTGACGTTTTCAATTACCCACTTACCTTTAGCGTAGTGCTGAAGAAAAACAATCTGCGCGTATAGCGTCATATCGGGCATGATCGGGGCAAAACCTTTGCCGATCACGCCGACGTTATGGCGATATTGGCCGTGGCTTGGGCAGGGCGGCGACGCCCATATAAAGTCAAACTCTGCGTAATGTTTTTCAAGGTACGCAACTGCGTCCCCCACCACAACAGTATCGTTTGGGTACAACTGCTGGTACACAGCCGCAATCTCGGGGGAATACTCGACCGCAGTTACGTCGTGGTCGCCCCACAACCTACGGTTACCACCAATGCCAGCGTAAAGATTAAGAATTTTCATAGCCCGAATAATACACGAAAAAAAGTTTTGCACAACAATATTTTTGTGTGTTATGATTGCATCACCCAATCTCGGGTAGACACTAAAGGACAGTAAAATGAAAGTAGAACTCAACCGCGCCGAGATCGAGCGCATCATCTTGGCCCACCTGAACGGCCTCATCCCCAACCAAAACTTCAACACCGTTGAAGGCGCAAGCTACCGCGATCTGCCCAGCAGCATCGTCGTGTTTAGCAAGGTAGAAGAAAATGCAGCACAGTAACATCGTCGGCGGTAGCACCGCCAAGCGCGTCATTAACTGCCCTGGCAGTGTGGCGCTGGTGGCCAAGATGCCACCTAAACCATCCAGCGAACACGCAGACCGTGGCACGCTGCTGCACAACGCAATTGCTACCATCTTGGAATCAATGGACGCAGACGTGATTGGCATGAAGTACGAAGACCAAGTGCTGACGCAAGAACTGTACGACGACAAAATTATGGTGGCGCTGGCGCTGTTGGACGAAGTAGACCCTGACAAGGAAATGGAATATGAAGTGGAAACGCGTGTTGATTTCGGTGATCTCTTACCTGGTGTATTTGGATCTACGGATCTTATTGGCCGTATTGATGATCGCGCTATTGTGTTGGATTGGAAATTTGGCGATGGTGTGGCCGTGACCGCAGAGGAAAACGACCAACTCATGTTCTACGCTGCTGCTGCCATGCGAACCACGGCTTTGTCTTGGGCCTTTGATGGCGTCAAAGAGATTGAGTGCGTTATCGTGCAGCCGCCTGTGTTGCGCCGTTGGGTGACAACCAAAGAACGCGTCGCTCAGTTCGAGCGTGATCTGGTCAAGGCCGTCAAGGCATCAGAGTTCCCAGATGCCGCGCTCAAGGCTGGTGAACACTGCCGCTGGTGCGCGGCCAAACCTGTGTGCCCTAAGATGACTGGCGCAGTGGACCGCGCCCTGCAAATGCAGGTCAAAGAAATAGATGTTGACATGCTGGGCCGTTACCTCAAGAATGCTGATCTCTTGGAAGAATGGATCAAAGACCTCAGAGCGCTGGCGTTACAGTTGCTTGAGAGTGATGCGCCAGTGCCAGGTTATAAGTTGGTGGCCAAGCGTGGTACACGTCAGTGGACAGACGAAACAAAAGCGCTTGAGGCGTTGCACGACATGGGCGTTCCCCGTGCCGAGCTGCTTAAGCCAGAAGAATTACTCAGCCCTGCTCAAATGGAGAAGGTGCTGAAAAAGCGCAAGATGGCACTGCCTGACGATCTCGTCGTGTCGTTGTCATCAGGCACAACACTGGCAAGCGAGGATGACCCTCGCCCAGCAGTGTTGCAAATCGGGAAGCAATTAAATGCTGCCCTTCTTAAACTCCAGTGAAAGCTAAAAATGCAATTGACTACTTTTTCTTCGGCAAATCTGCCAGCAGTTTCTACTCTCTCCACCGCATTGCGTGCGCTTGAACAAGGCGCAGGCACCGCTGGCACGGTCATCCTGAAAATGGACAAGACCGGCCATTGGGTGTTCGGCGCAGACCAGACAGAAGTTGAGGACGACGCTACATGGGCCGTAAACCCATTCAGCTTTGTTCACGGCTATATTGCTTGGGGCGACGGCGAGGTGTTGGGCGAGAAGATGACCGGCGTGCAAAACCCACTGCCTGAACTTGACGCAGCGCCTGCTGGTGCCAAGCGTGGCTGGGAGACGCAAATCGGTATGTCTTTAAAGTGCCTGACCGGTGAGGACAAGGACATGGAAGCGCGTTTCACCTCCACGTCAGTGGGCGGTAAAAAATCGGTTCAAGCCTTGGGTGTTGCCATCGCTACGCAAGTGGAGAAGGACCAATCCAAGCCTGTGGCCATTGTGAAACTCAAAAAAGATCATTACGTCCATAAGTCCTATGGCCGTATTTACACACCCGTGTTTGAGATCATTGATTGGGTGAGCATGGACGGCGAGGCAGAAGCCGCGCCAGTGGCAAAAGCCGAGGCAGCGCCTGCTTCTGGCCGTCGTCGCCGTAGCGCCTAAGTGAAATCGGGGGCTGTTAAGCCAGCGTTCGAGGATGTTATGTGTACGGTTTTCTGGCTTTCTCGTACACGTTCAAGATGATGTGTTCACAAAACGCTAATTTTTGAACATAACGACCAAATCGAAGCCCCCACCTATACAGTAAAGTACAGTATGATTTTATGGGTTGATTTTGAGACGCGCAGCGTGTGCGATCTCAAGGCGAAAGGCGTGTACAACTACGCGCAAGATGCCAGTACCGAAGTGCTGTGCATGTCGTACGCCTTCGATGACGAAGAAGTGCGGACATGGGTTCCCTCTCAGGAATTCCCAGCCGCTGTACGCAATCATACCGGACTGATCTACGCCCATAACGCTGCGTTTGAGCGCCTGATCTTTTGGTATGTGTTGCAAATAAACTACAAGCTGGAACAGTTCTACTGCACTGCAACACAAGCCCGCGCCAACTGTGCGCCTGGCAGCCTTGAGGACGTGGGGCGCTTCAGTGGTGCAGCCATGAAGAAAGACCACCGAGGCGCTCAACTGATCCGCTTGATGTGCGTGCCGCCGTTCCGTAACGACTCCGACCTGATGGCCGAGATGATCGCTTACTGCGAACAGGACGTCCGTGCTATGCGTGCCATTAGCACGGCCATGCGTCCGCTGTCTGCGGACGAGTTGGCCGACTACCACGTCAATGAGCGCATCAACGACCGTGGCCTGTTGGTGGACGTGCCGCTGTGCCAAGCCGCTGTGCGCTACGCAGGCGACGAAACCGTAGAAATTCAGCAGATCGTCGCCGAGGTGACCGAAGGCCAGATCACCAGCGTGCGCTCGCCTAAGATGCGCGAGTGGGTGCTGGAACGTGTCGGGCCAGAGGCCAAGAAGCTGATGTGGAACGGCGAGAAATATTCGATTGACAAATCAGTGCGGGCAAACCTGCTTGCAATGGAGAACCCCGATGAAGTACCGCCCGATGTGGCCGAAGTTATACAGTGCGCCGATGACCTTTGGGCGTCGTCGGTTGCGAAGTTCAGCCGCCTTGAAAACTTGGCAGACGAGGAAGACCATCGAGTTAGAGGTGCCCTTGTTTTTGCTGGAGGCAGTGCAACAGGGAGAGCTTCGTCGTACGGCGCTCAGATCCATAATTTCCCGCGTAAAAGCGCTAAAGACCCCGAGGCCGTCCGCACAGCAATGGTTCGAGGCCATGAGATCGTGCCACGGTTCGAAAAACGCATTACAGACGTTCTGAAGAAGATGCTGCGCCCTGCCATCGTGGCAGCGCCGGGTCATGTGCTGATCGCCTATGACTGGTCAGCCATCGAGGGCCGCGTACACCCGTGGCTGTCCAACTGCCCAGCCGGTGAGCAAAAGCTGGATGTGTTCAGGTCGGGTCTTGACCCGTACAAAGTCAACGCCAGTGCAACCTTTCGCGTGGCTTACGATGATGTAACGAGTGACCAGCGCCAAGTAGGTAAGGTGCAAGAGTTGGCGCTGGGTTTTTTGGGCGGCGCAGGCGCGTTCGAGGTGTTCGGGCGGGCCTACGGTATCCGACTGTCCGATGCCGACGTTAAACGCGCTGTAGATGGCTGGCGCAGGGCCAACCCGTGGGCGCAGTTGCATGGCCAACAATTAGAAGGCGCGTACCTGCGGGCCATGCGAAACAAAGGCCATGAGTTCAAAGCAGGCCGAATTGTGTACTTGTTTGATGGCCAGACCCTCTGGTATGCTTTGCCCTCAGGCCGGGTGCTGTGCTACCCAAACGCCAAGTTTGATGAAGAAGGCAACGTGACCTACACCAAAGCAGCATGGAAACCCGCCGCCGATGCCAAAGAATGGCCCCGCGCCCGTTTGTGGCGTGGCCTAGCTTGCGAGAATGTCGTGCAAGCCACCGCCAACGACATCCTTCGCCATTCCCTGCGCCAGCTTGACGGCGTAGTGGCGCACGTCCATGACGAGATCGTGGTCGAGTGTCCGGCCCATGAGGCCGAGGCAACTGCCGCACATATTCACACAATCATGTGCAACCCGCCTGCATGGGCCGAGGGTTTACCCTTGGCTGCTGAAGGCGCGACGACAACCCGTTACTCATAAAAAAGCCCCCGCGTTTGTGGCGCGGGGGCGAAGTCCCAACAGGAGAAATACACATGTCGGATTTTATAGATTTTTTGACGGCCTTGGCACCTGACGGCGAAACTTTTTTGCTGGTGCGCCAAAAACCAGTCGGAAAAGAGCTGCAATACCACGCCGATGGGGCCATCAAGGCCACATGGCCCGCCATGCTGCCCACCACCAAGATCAAGCCCGAGTGGTCCATCTACGGCAACACGGCTTCGTTCATCGTTGATCGCTTCAAGGATGGCCATGTCAGCGCCAGCGCCGCTAACTGCGAGTATGTGCTGGTCATGGTGCTGGATGACGTTGGCACAAAGGCCAAAGTGCCGCCATTAGAACCAACGTGGAAAATGGAAACGTCGCCCGGCTCGTTCCAGTGGGGCTACGTTTTCAACGAACAGCCGACCAAGGGCGAGTACACCGCAGCCATCAAGGCGATTGCCGATGCGGGTTACACCGACCCTGGCGCGATCAACGCTGTGCGTAACTTCCGTTTACCGGGCAGCGTGAACCTGAAACCTGGCCGCGATAACTTCGCGTCTGTGCTGGTCGAGTTCCACCCCGAGCGTGATTTCTCACTGTTGCAAATATGCAACGCTCTTGAAGTAACGCCTGGCGATGTGTCAGCCGTACACCGCCCGATCCGTATCTCAGACGATGGCACTGATGACGTGATGGTGTGGCTGTCCGATAACGGCCTGCTGCTGTCGCGCCCCAATCAAGAGGGCTGGGCTGGCGTGATCTGCCCCAACAGTGGTGAGCACAGCGATGGCAACCCCGAGGGCCGCTACCTGCCTGCCAATCGTGCGTACTGCTGCCTGCACTCGCACTGCCTTGAGCTTGATTCGTCCGTGTTCCTGAAGTGGGTGGCCGACAACGGCGGCCCCAAGCACACGCCCGGCCTGCGTGAGGAACTGCTTGAGCAAGTTATGAACGCCGCAATCAGCAAGTTAACGCCTACTGAGGCGTTCCCTGACGCTGCTGCCGAGGTCGTGGCCGAGGTCGAGCGTAAAGAGTTGCAGCGTGTTGAGAAGGACGGCTGGTACGAGCGCTTCGCGTACCTGCAAGATGACGATGCGTTTTTTGACTTGATGGAACGCCATGAGGTGTCGCGTCAATCGTTTAATGCCATCTTTCGTCATATCGCCTGCTACAGCATCCACGGTGTGAAGAAGCCCAAGATTGAGGCCGCAACCTGCTTTGATGAAAACCGCCAAGCCAAGGGCGCTCGTATTTTGAAGGGTGTCACCTACGCGGCTGGCGAGTCCATCTTGTGCGCCCGTGATGGCATCGTGTACGGCAACCGATGGCGCGATGCGCGGCCTGTGCCCGTGGCGGGTAACGTGCAACCGTGGCTGGCGCATGTCGAGCGCATGATCCCAGACGCTAAAGAACGCGCGCATGTGCTGGACGTGATGGCGTTCAAAGTGCAATACCCTAACCGCAAGATTAACCACGCAGTGCTGCATGGTGGCAACCCTGGCAGCGGTAAGGACACCATGTGGGCGCCGTTCTTTTACGCCGTTGGCGGTGATGCGCTTAAAAACGTGTCGCTTGTGCGTAACGAGGAAATTACGTCACAGTGGGGTTACGCTCTTGAGGCCGAGATCATGGTGGTTAACGAGTTGCGCCAGTCCGAGGCTAAAGATCGGCGCTCCCTTGAGAATACGCTCAAGCCCCTAATCGCTGCCCCGCCTGAGTTCTTGTCAGTTAACCGAAAGGGTTTGGCCCCGTATGACCTGGTTAACCGCTTGCAAGTTATCGCGTTTTCGAATGAGCGTGTGGCCATTAACTTGCCCTCAGATGATCGCCGTTGGTTTGTCATCTGGTCAGATGCCAAGCGCATGACCGATGAAGATGGCGCGGCCATGTGGGCGTGGCTTAACGCAGGGGGCAAGTCTGCCGTGGCTGCGTGGCTGCACCAGCGTGACGTGTCTGCGTTTAACCCCGGCGCATCGCCCGCCATGACCGAGGCCAAGGTCATCATGGTTGAGGCTGGCATGTCGGGCGCGGAGTCGTTCTTAGTTGACTTGATGCGCCAGCGTATCGGTGAGTTTTCTAAAGGCGTAGTCGGTGCGCCTTGGCACGCTCTTTGTGACCGTTTACAAGGGTCAGTGCAGGGTAACGTCAAGATCGTGCAGCCTGCCCTGTTACATGCCCTCAAAGAGGCCGGATGGATTGACATGGGTCGATTGAAGTCGCGCCGTCATGACACTAAGAAACACATTTTTGTCGCGCCTGATATGGCTGAGATGTCGCGCTCAGACATGCGGGACATGGTGGAAGAACCATCTGCAAGCCCTCTGGTAAGGGTGAAATAAGAACGGCCCGTAAGGGCCGTTTTTTATAGGTTAAGCAATACCGCAAGTATCGCGGCGATTATCGCCGCGAGGGCCATCATGATGCGCCCAGGCCAACCAATAGCCCGCGCAAATTAACTTCGCCTTCAATTTCTTCCACCATTTCAGGGATCAATGGATTCAATCCCTGGGGTATACGGTTTACGGCCGGTTCAATAGCGCACGGCGCCAAATGCAAACGCGTGTGATTTAACGCGACGTACGCAGTTACATAATCAGACGTAAGCATGCATACAGGGTTAAATTGGGGATAATCTCGCTTTGCGCTATTATGCTTGTCAATGCCCTTTGGCCGAGGCAGCTTGGCGCCGCGCTTGCCCTTAGATTTATCAATTGTGGCTAGTAGATCATGGATTCCTGGCGCGTTTTCTGGCTTGATTGTGAACGACGCGCGGCCATGCGTGATTGTGATCATTTTGAAGTCCTTTCAGGGTTATAGAAGTGCATCGGGCATGCGGGCGCGAATTTCCGCGGATGACCACGGTATCGGTCCGGCCGCATCGGGAAATGGCCAGATAACAAAGTCTTGCAAGTTTGCGGCCATTGTGGAATAGGGTCCGGTTTGAAACACGGCCCGGTATTGGTGATAAATTTCCATTAACTTTACCGGACGCCCTTTGTGGTGCCCGATAGTGCCCGGCCGCGGCCATGTGTCACGCGTCGGGTATCGGTCCGGCCGCGGGTCATGCTTGTAACCCGGTATTGGTGATTCAATCATAAAGTAGCGCGCGCGGCCAGCGCTTCGCTGATTTGGCCGTCGCGCGCCAGCTGGTCGACAAAATCGACAAACGCGCATCGGGTATCGGTGCAATAGTCGCGTTGAATTTCGTTATGGTCCCAATGCCATCGGGTCGAAGGATACCGTTTACGGTTTGCGGCCGGATATGCGGCCCAAAAGGCCGCGCGGATTTGCTTTTGATTAGTCATGTTTTGCCCCTGTTACCGGACCGATTGTCCGCATATGCGGCCACACGGCCGCATATACTGAAAATCAAGCGCTAGTTAACCGGATAACGCGCTTTTGATGGCCGGTCGCGTGGTCCGCGATCACAATGTCGCGCGCTTGAATTGATGTACCGGCGCACAATGTGCATTTGGCGCAAGTGGACTTTTTCCCGCCCTCCGCGCTGGCGGGACAAATGGTCTCGCCAGGCTGGCGATCGACGCCCACGGACACACGGAAAACCCGCATTCCCATAAGATTAGCGCGCGCGGCCTGATCGATGCTATCGGCCGATGCCATTACTAGGGGTGCCCACGCGGCCGCGTCGAAACGCGGGTTTTGCCATTGGTGCGTATACCCACGGCGCCCGGCCGCGTATCGTGTAATTTGGGTCCACATGCGGACCGGTGCAGCAAACGGATCCCCATAAGTGCCCAAGCGCACAATTTTGCCCGCCAGGGCGCGCGCGATTGTGGCCGGGTCCGCTTTTGTATAGCGGCCGCGTTTGTACGCGTTAAACACGGATAACACGGACCGGCCCACGTTGACATAACACGGCGCTTCACCGTTTTCCGCGGCCAATAGCGGCCGGTGCACACAGTCCCCACAAATCGATTCATCGGCGCCGGTTTTAAGCGCGTCAGTTGGTGCGACGTCGGACCGAATGATAAAAGTTTGCACCAGCGCGCCGGTTTTCTCATTTTCGCTGGCGCTATCAATTTTGTTGACAATCACCACAATAGGCGCGCCGTCAATTTTGGACGGTCCCTCATATGCGATAAAGCCTAAAAATTTGTTGCTCATGTGATACCCCTTATTTTGTGAGAATGTCGAAGTAGGCCAACGCGCCTACAGTTAACGCGGCCGCGATCGTTAACGCGGCGATGATGTCCAAAATTTTGTCTTTCATACAGTACTCTCCGGTTGGTTGGTGACGCATCTATTGTACGGCATTTCTTTACGCTGTCAAAAGGTATCTGCAAAAGAATTTGTAACAGTTTGTAACAGTGGACAATGTGGATAGTTGGTGGATAGCGAAAAAATGATGGTGTGACCCACGCGGGATCCGGCGCTGCTCATGGGGTTGCGGGGTTTGTGGATATTGTGGATAGTTGAGATGAATAAAAGAAAAACCCCTCTGCTTAAAAATTAAGCAAATGGGGGTACAGCGATTCAAACTGCATTGTCCACGTGTCCACAGTGTCCACACTTTGCACCGCGCATTTTGGCCCGCGCATCATGTGGACAATGTGGACTGTATGCAAATGCATTGTCCACATTGTCCACAAAATACAGTTTATACAGTGGTGGATGGGCATACAGTACTATGCAAAATGGGGTTGGCTGCCTGCTGTGGGCAGTCCACATGACCCACGTGGCCAGGTTGGTTAGTGCTTACAAACTTTGATGGGGAGGGGGTAGGGCCGAGCGACCGGGCCAGTCAGAAACGTAGGGCTTACGAACAATTTTTTTATTTTCAAAATGTTGATACACTCTGCCTTACGCATTAACGGCGGCTCACATGAGATCACTACCACTATCAATCCGCGAGATCAAAGCCACAGAGGCCACGCTTACTCGCATTTACGACGCAGCCAAGCTGGGCCTTAAAGGCGACACACTGGCGCTGGCTGCTGGCCTGCTACCCGCTGAATACAGACAACTGTGCGTGCTGGACCCGATTGCCGAGATGGCAGCGCAAAAAGGCAAAGCTGATGGTGAGACAGCACTGTCTAAGGTAATGCACGCGGCAGCGCTGGAAGGCGACGCCAAGGCGGCGCTAGAAATCCTGAAGCACCAGCACGGCTGGGTCGCCAAGCAGGCTATCTCAGTGGACGTCGAGCAGCGCATCTCTATCACTGGTGCATTGGCCGAGGCAGCCAAACGGGCAGCGCCCGTCATAGACGTCACAGACGTGGAACCTAAGTAAATGCAGACGACTATCTATTCGGCAGAAGACGAACAAGAGTTGATGGCTCGGCTGTGGTCGCCGCAGTACAAAGACAACCCACTGGCGTTTGTGATGTACACCTTTCCGTGGGGCGAAGCAGGCACGCCGCTGGAACATTTTGACGGCCCCCGCAAGTGGCAGCGCGATGTGCTGCAAAGCATTGCCGACCACATCAAACAAAACAAAAGCAAACTAGACTTCGACACCCTGCGCCACGCAGTCTCATCGGGACGCGGTATCGGCAAGTCGGCCTTAGTCTCATGGATTGTGATCTGGATGCTGTCAACGAGAATTGGCTCGACCACCATCGTGTCGGCTAACTCAGAAAGCCAGCTACGATCGGTCACATGGGCCGAGATCACCAAGTGGTTAGCGATGTCGCTCAACTCGCATTGGTTCGAAGTGTCAGCCACCAGGCTGATGCCCGCCAAGTGGCTGACCGAGTTGGTCGAACGCGACCTGAAAAAAGGCACGCGGTATTGGGGCGTTGAAGGCAGACTTTGGTCGGAAGAAAACCCAGACGCGTACGCGGGTGTACACAACTTTGACGGTGTGATGGTGATCTTTGACGAGGCCAGTGGTATTGCGGACGCCATCTGGGCGGTAACTGCTGGTTTCTTTACTGAGAACACACCCAACCGCTTTTGGCTGGCGTTCAGCAACCCACGACGCAACACCGGGTACTTCTACGAGACGTTCCACAGCAAGCGTGAGTTCTGGGACACCAAGGTGGTGGACGCCAGAACTGTAGAAGGCACGGACAAGCAGGTGTACCAGCAGATCATTGACGAATACGGCCCCGATAGCAGCCAAGCGCACGTCGAGGTGTACGGCGAATTTCCGAACATTGGCGACGACCAGTTCATTTCGAGCATGGTGGTCGATGACGCCATGAAACGGCCACAGTACAAAGACCCGTCAGCACCCATCGTGATCGGGGTAGACCCTGCGCGGTTTGGGGCAGACGCTACGGTGATCGCTGTCAGGCAGGGGCGGGACATTACGCGCATCATTCGGCACCGGGGCGACGACACCATGACGGTGGTGGGCTACATCATCGAGGCCATTGAGGAATTTAAGCCTGCAATGGTGTTTATCGACGAGGGCGGGCTAGGCGCAGGCGTTGTGGACCGGCTCAAAGAGCAGCGGTACAAGATCAAGGGCGTCAACTTTGGCTGGAAGTCAGCCAACCCGGCCATGTACGGCAACAAACGGGCTGAAATGTGGGGCAAGATGAAGGATTGGTTGAAGTCGGCCAGCATTCCTACGGACAGGTTCTTGAAAACTGACTTAATCTCGCCTATGATGAAGCCAGACTCCAAAGGTTCAATCTTTTTGGAGTCTAAAAAAGACATGAAAGCACGGGGTGTAGCATCTCCCGACGCTGCGGACGCGATCGCACTGACGTTTGCGTACCCTGTAGCGTCCCGAGAGTACAATCCCCGCACCGAACGCCGCACAATTAACGCAGATCGCGGCGCTGTATTAACCGGATGGATGGGGTCTTAACTATGGCTACGAAGAAAAGCGTGTCGTTAAGCGTAGGGCGCGGCGAAAAGCTGCCGGTGTCCAAGGGTGCGGGCTTGACAGCCAAGGGCCGCGAGAAGTACAACCGAGAAACTGGTTCAAACCTCAAAGCGCCAGCGCCTAGCCCTAAGACCAAGGCAGATCAGGGCCGCAAGGATTCATTTTGTGCAAGGATGGGCGCAGTAGCAGCCAACGCCAAGGACGGCGAACGCGCTAAAGCAGCTCTTAAACGATGGAAGTGTTAAATCATGGCTACTAAACCTGGACTTTACGCCAATATCAACGCAAAACGCGAACGCATCGCCGCTGGTTCTGGCGAGAAAATGCGTAAACCCGGCACTGCTGGAGCGCCTACGGCCAAAGACTTTAAAGAGTCTGCCAAAACGGCCAAGCCAGCCAAAAAAGGTAAATAACATGCCGCTAAAAAAATCCGCATCCAAACCGGCGTTCAAAGCAAACGTCAAAGCCGAAGTCAAAGCAGGCAAACCCGTCAAACAAGCTGTGGCCATCGCATATTCTGTCAAACGTGAAGCAGAAAAGAAAAAGAAATGAGCATCCGCGCCATGCAGAACTGCCTAATCATTGAGGTAGATGTTGAAAAACATCCAATGTTTGAGTTACTTTCGACAGAAAAGCAAGAAACAGGTATAGTTGTGTCTGCTGGCCCTGATTGCAGAGAACTGAAGGTGGGCGACCATCTGTACTTTGGCGTGGGGCAAGAGTTTAAACACGGCGGCAAAGATTATGTCGTGATGCGCGAACATCACGTATTAGGAGTCCTGAATGGCTGACCCAACTGGCATGGTTGCCGCTGCTGCTGTAGCAAACGGCGGTAAGCCCAAGAAAAGTGCCTCTGATATTTTGGCAACCGCCCGTTCCAGACTGGATATGGCGGTTTCTTGCATGGCCGAGTCGCGTGAAGACGAGATCGACGACCTGCGGTTCTACGCAGGTTCACCCGACAACCATTGGCAGTGGCCTGCCGACGTGCTGGCCACCCGTGGTGCGGTGCAAGGGCAGACAATCAACGCTCGACCTTGCCTGACAATCAACAAACTGCCCCAGCATGTGCGCCAAGTCACCAACGACATGCGCCAAAACCGTCCTGGCGCTAAAGTTATTCCGGTGGACGACAACGCCGACGTTGAAGTGGCTGAGATTTTTAACGGCATGATCAGGCACATTGAGTACATCTCTGATGCCGACGTGGCCTACGACACGGCCTGCGAGAATCAGGTGTCCTATGGCGAAGGCTACATTCGCCTGTTGACGGAGTACTGCAACGACAACACGTTTGACCAAGACATTAAGATTGGCCGTGTTCGCAACAGCTTTTCGGTCTACATGGACCCAATGATTCAAGACCCGACTGGCTCAGATGCCAAGTGGTGCTTTGTCACTGAAGACGTGACAAGAAATGAGTATGAGCGCATGTACCCCGATGCTACGCCCATCTCAACCATGCAGGCGCTGGGTGTGGGCGACCAGTCGATCAGCAACTGGCTCAATGAGGACACGATCCGCATTGCCGATTACTATTACATCGACTACAACCAAGCCACGCTGAACCTGTACCCTGGCAACCAGACTGCGTTTGAGGGCACGCCCGAAGACAAGATGATGCGTGACATGTACGGCAAGCCAAAGCGCAGCCGTGAGTCTGACCGTCCTGTGGTGAAGTACTGCAAGATCAACGGCTACGAAATTCTGGAAGAACGCGAATGGGCCGGTAAGTACATCCCCGTTATCCGCATTGTCGGCAACGAGTTTGAGGTCGATGGCCGTTTGTATGTCTCCGGCTTGGTGCGTAACGCCAAGGATGCCCAGCGCATGTACAACTATTGGGTCAGCCAAGAAGCCGAGATGCTGGCGCTGGCGCCCAAAGCGCCGTTTATTGGCTACGGTGGTCAGTTTGAAGGCTACGAAGACAAGTGGAAGACGGCTAACACCCAGAACTGGCCGTATCTGGAAGTCAACCCTGACGTTACAGACGGCCAAGGCGCTATCTTGCCACTGCCCCAGCGTGCACAGCCGCCAATGGCCTCCAGTGGCCTGTTGCAAGCCAAGGCTGGCGCGTCTGAGGACATCAAATCCACAACGGGCCAGTACAACGCATCTTTGGGCATGGGTTCCAACGAGCGTTCGGGCAAAGCCATTCTTGCGCGTCAGCGTGAGGGTGATGTGGGCACATACCACTACGGCGACAACCTGATGCGCGGTGTTCGCCACGTTGCCCGTCAACTGGTGGATCTGATCCCTAAGATTTACGACACCCAGCGCATCGCCCGCATCATCGGTGAAGACGGCGAGACAAAGATGGTCAAGATCAATCCTGACCAGCCTGAACCAGTCAACAAGATTGTCAATCAAGAAGGCGTTGTGATTGAGAAAATCTATAACCCCGGCGTTGGCAAGTACGACGTGGTGGCGACCACCGGCCCAGGCTATGCGACTAAGCGTCAGGAAGCCCTTGAAGCAATGGCACAACTGTTGCAGGGCAATCCTCAGTTGTGGACTGTGGCCGGTGACCTGTTTGTCAAGAACATGGACTGGCCTGGTGCTCAAGAGATGTCGGCCCGGTTTAAGAAGACGATTGACCCCAAGTTCTTGGCCAGCGAAGACAAATCGCCTGAGTTGCAGGCGGCAGAGCAGCAGATTGAGGCAATGGGTGCTGAGATGGAGCAAATGCACCAGATGATCCAAAACGTCGGCAAGTCTATTGAAGTGCAAGAGCAGCGCCGCAAGGACTACGAAGCTGAGATCAAGGCATATCAGGCCGAAACCCAACGGATTACGGCTACTCAGGCTGGCATGAACGAACAGCAGATCCAAGACATCGCAATGGGTGTGGTTGCGGCTGCAATGGAATCCAACGGTCAGTTGAACGGGATTCCAGAGATGCCAAGTCAAGAAATGGACGTGGGCATGGAAGGTATGCCTGAGATGCCGCAGCCTATGGAACCTATGCCACCAATGGAAGGGATGCCACAATGACCGCAGCAGAATTGATGGGCATACTGTTCTTGGGCCGCAACGTGGCCCATTCGGTGCATCTCAATACCCGTAGCTACAGTAAACATGTGGCCTTGAACACGTTCTACGACAATATAATCGACCATGCAGACGCGTTTGCCGAAGCCTACCAAGGCCGCAACGGTCTGATTGGCCCAATTGCAATCCCTGCGGCCAAGAAAACAACCAACATTATTGAGTTTTTGCAAGGCCAACTTGCTGAAATTGAAAAAGGCCGCTACGATGTCTGCGATAAGTCGGACTCTGCGTTGCAGCAGCTCATTGATAATATCGTTGAGTTGTATCTTTCAACCCTGTATAAACTCCGCTTTCTCGCATAAGGACCATCATGGCTAATTACACCCAAACCGCAGCAACCACGCAAATCAAAGTCGGCGCTGGCAAGCTGTACGGCATTTTTGTTTCTGCCTCATCCAGCGGCACTTTGACCATTTACGACTCGCAAGCGTCCAGCACCAGCGACCCCAAAGTGGTTGATACATTTGCTGTCACTGCAAGCACAACCTACTTGAACATCCCCGCTGGTTTGTATTTCAACAAGGGTTTGTACATTGTCTTGGCTGGCACCTCGGCATCGTTTACAGTCGCATACGATTAAGGAGCTGCAATGGCAGACGTCAAGATTTCCCAACTGCCAGCAGCCACCACCCCGCTGGCGGGCACCGAAGAAGTGCCTTTGGTCCAAAGCGGCACGACTAAAAAAGTAACGGTTGCCAACCTGCGCGGCACTGCTGCTGTCACTGCTGTCACTGGCACAGCGCCCGTGGTGTCTAGCGGCGGCACAACACCTGCAATCAGCATGGCTGCGGCCAACACCAGCACCAACGGCTACTTAACGTCAACCGACTGGAACACTTTTAACGGTAAAGGCTCTGGCACTGTCACTGGCGTCACAGCCACATCGCCTGTAGTGTCTTCTGGCGGTACGGCTCCAGTGATCAGCTTGCCTGCTGCTTCAACCAGCGCAAACGGTTACTTGACCTCAACCGACTGGAACACGTTCAACAACAAGCAGCCTGCGGGGTCTTATTTGACCAGCGGCGGGGCGTTGGGCACACCTTCTAGCGGCACGGCCACCAACTTGACTGGCTTGCCTTTGACCACTGGCGTTACTGGTTTGTTGCCTGTTGCCAATGGCGGTACTGGCACAGCCACACCTGCTCTGGTTGCGGGTACTAACGTCACCATCACAGGCACATGGCCTAACCAAACGGTCAACGCTACTGGCGGAGGTGGTGGCACAGTCACTTCTGTGGCGGCTACAGTACCGTCGTTCTTGTCAGTAACCGGATCGCCTATTACAACGACGGGCACTTTGGCAATTGCTTACAGCGGCACAGCACTGCCTGTGGCCAACGGCGGTACAGCCGCCACAACCGCTGCTGGCGCTCGGTCTAGCATTTTGCCATCCTATGCTGGCAACGCTGGCAAGGTGTTGGCGGTCAATACCGGCGCTACAGATGTGGAATACATTTCGGTGGGCGGCACGGGAACAGTAACATCTGTCGGCGGTACAGGAACTGTCAATGGTATAAGTTTGTCGGGCACGGTAACCGCAGCGGGCAACTTAACATTGGGTGGTACGCTTGATCTGTCTTCGCCTCCCGCTATTGGCGGCACAACAGCGGCTGCGATTACGGGCACAACGGTTACTGCGTCAACTAAATTTAGCGGTTCTAATTACGATGCAAGTGGTTCAGGCGGTGGCGCACTGCGAACTTCTGGCGGCTCAAATTGTTTGCAGTGGGGCGGCGGCGGCGGCGTGAACTTAACGCTTGACGGCGCGTTCAACATGAACCCTGCCAATGCCACAATTCAAATTTCTCCAACAGGCACGGGCACATTAACTGTAAACCCAGCTACGGCGGGCACGATCAACAACATGGCGATTGGCGGCACAACGCCAGCAGCAGGCGCATTTACCACAGTTACTGCGTCTACTGCGATCGGTGTGGCATCGGGCGGTACTGGTGCAACCAGCTTGACTGCCAACAACGTAATTCTTGGCAACGGCACAAGTGCTGTACAAGTAGTGGCTCCAGGCACAAACGGCAACGTCCTGACATCCAACGGCACAACTTGGGTTTCTTCTGTTGCATCATCTGGTGGTTTGTCTTACACCTACACAACAACGGCTGTAACAGCTACCAACAACCAAGGTATATTGGCAGACACTTCAGGAGGTTCGTTTACTGTAACTTTACCTGCTACACCTTCTGTTGGTAATCAAGTAATAATTGCTGATGCAGGTAGTTTTTGGGGTACAAATAATTTGACCGTGGGCCGCAATGGATCAACCATTGGTGGTTTGGCTGAAAACCTTGTATGCGATCTTTCAGGCGTCAGTGTTCAGTTTGTGTATGACGGAACAACATGGGAAGTCTACGCTCAAGTTGGCGGTCAAGGCGGCAATGCAGTAACGCTGGACGGTGTACAAACACTGACAAACAAAACGCTGACTGTTCCAAAGATTACATCTGCGGCTTTGTCAACTGCAACTGCTGGCGCACTTGAGTACGATGGTAAAGTTTCTTACTTTACTCCTCAAGGGTTAGAGCGAGGTGTTACGCCTGGGATGCAGTATTACAGATTGAATTCTGCTCTGACAGGAGCTAACTCAACTGCGGCGCAATCCTTTATGGGTGTAGGTGTAACACTCAGCAGCAGTACGGTGTATGCTTTTGAAGGCTATTTCCCATTGTCCAAATCAACGGGCACAACGGCGCACATTTTTAGCTTACTGTTTGGTGGCACTGCAACCATCAACAACATAGGCTATTCTGTGTTGTCGGCAAGCGGGAATTCAACTTCATTTATTAGTAATGCGGGAATGGGAATATCAATAACTTATATGCAAGTGGCAACAGCAATGGCAATTACAGGCAGCACCTTTACAGTTAACCCTATGGTCGTTCATGCAAAAATTTCAGGCACGGTGTCAATCAATGCTGGCGGTACATTTATTCCGCAGTACCAGCTTAGTGCCGCACCTGGCGGTGCATGGACTGTTGCTTCAGGCGCTTACTTTTCAATATACCCAATTAGCGCATCAGGAAGTAATACCAGCGTAGGAACTTGGGCATGATTTCATTGCTCACACAATCGGAGTAACACATGTCAATCCTATCAAACATCATTACCCCAACTAATGTACTGACTACGACCAGTACAAGCACGGTTACAAATAAGACCATTG